AGGTTGTCGGTGGAGGGACGAGCGGTCGCTAACAACGGCCGCTTTTTTATGCCTACAGACCGAGCTGGCTCAGTCGCTGCCATTCCTTGGCAAAGAACGGCTCAAGCGGCTGATGCTCTAGTGCAGGCTTGATCCAATTGCGACCAGGCACCACGGTGCCCTTGTTTGTGGTGTAGCCGGTGAGGATCAGCGGGGCATAGGCAAAGCCGCCGCTGCTTTTGGCATCCCAGGTGAAGCGCAGTTCTGTGGCACTTGGGCGATCACGCCGCTGTGAGCGCAAAAAGCCGCCCAGGTCAACGATGTCACGAGGGCTGCTGACGGTGCTGTTGTTGCGGCGCTTGGTCGGACGCGGCCAGCTGAACTGCTGTGTCTTGATCTCAGCCTTGAGCTGTTGATCCAGCACCGTGCCGTAGGTGGTAAGGATCTGCGGCACCCGCAGCTTGAGCTGCGTGGCATTCCAACCGCTGAGCTTGAAGTTGGCTTTGACCTGAAGTGCCATCAGCCCTGCACGTAGCGGGCCAAACGGATCTTGTCGCCAATGACCTGCTGGATCGTGCTACCGAGCAGCCCAGTGCTGCCGTATGGAAAGCGGCCGTTGAGCACCTCGCAGTCAATGGCGCCTTGACCAGCAAAGCTCAGGCGGCCGGTAATGCCTGGTTTGATCCGAGCGTCTAGGGCCTGGGGGCTGACGGCATACCCTTCAAACACCTCGACCTCAGTGTCAACACCAGGAAAGCCTGAAGCGTTGGTGCTGCCTTGCCGGAGGTACAAGCTGACCGTAATGCTTTCTGTGGCTGGCACCACGTTGCCCGTTGTCGGGTCTGTGATCGTGCCGATGGTCGGGACCGTAAAGGTCGCAGTGGCATTCGCCAGTGCAGCAAGAGCGCTTGTCATGGCCTAGGTTCCCGCGTCAGGCGGCAACCTAAAGGCAAGCGAAACAGGTGTTGTGGCGGAGAGTCTTGGCGCTGCTGTATTGACGGTCAGCGTTGATGACCAGCAATTCCAAGCCGGCCTGAGTCGCATTCAACAGAAATCAGCAGAGGCTGGGCAAAGCCTGCAGCGGTTTATTGGTGGTGCCAGCGGGCAGACCCTGACCGGTCTGAATATCAAACTGAACAGCCTTCAGCAGGAGCTGGAGAAGGTTGCAATTGGCAGCCAGCGGTTCCGCGAGCTGCGTAAAGAGATTGAGGCAACACAGAAAGCCATCAACCGTGCCAGCGGTGGTGGTGGCGGTGGCCTGCTTGGCAATTTGGCCACTGGCTTGGCTGGATTGGGTGTTGGCGCAGCCTTTGCAGGCTTCCTGAAAAGCTCAATTCAGGCAGCGGTTGAACTGGAGTCAATCACTCAAAAGCTCAGCAACACGCTGGGGCCGCAGGGTGCTGGTCAGGCATTGAGCTTTACCAGGGGCCTGTCGGATCAGTTGGGTCTGAGCTTCAAAACGCTGGCCAGCAGCTTTGGTGGCTTTACCGCTGCTGCTACGGCTGCCAACGTGCCGCTGGATCAGCAGAAAGCACTGTTTGCTGCTGTTTCACGTGCAGCGCAGGCGCTGGGCCTCAGCAATGACGAGATCAACGGTTCCTTGTTGGCTCTGCAGCAGGTTGCAGCAAAAGGCACCGTGCAGATGGAGGAACTGCGCGGCCAGCTGGGTGAGCGCTTGCCAATTGCTTTTGCGGCCACTGCTAAGGGTTTGGGGCTGACCACGCAAGAGCTGATCAAGCTGGTGGAAAGCGGCAAGCTCACCGCCGATCAGTTCTTTCCGGCCTTGACGAAGGGCCTTAACGAGCTGACTGCTGGTGCTGGTGGCACTCAGACCGCAGCGCAGAACTTTCAGAAGCTCAGCAATGCCTGGGATGACCTGCAAACCAGCTTTGGCACCAGCTTGCTGCCTGCTGTAACCGAGCAGGTCAAGAACCTAGCTGGGGCATTGGAAGGCCTCAAGGTAGGCCGTGAAGCCAATCAAATCGGGCTTGGTGGCTTGTTTGGCAACCTCGGCCTGGTCCCTGATATTGCTGCCAATGCAGTCGGTGCAATTCGGCAAGTCCGTGACCAGTACAACCTCACGCAGAAGCAAGCCAATGCCCTGTTCACCGATGCTGCAAAGCTCTCTGGCCTAAAGCTGACCAGCACTGGTTACGAACCGAATGCACGGGCGCTAGAGGCGGCGCTGGCGAAGCTGCCGGAGCTGGCTGAGCAGTTTCGTGCGAAGAACAAAGACGCCACTGCCGAACTCAATGCACAGCAGGCTGCAGCAGCCAAGCTTTTGCAGCAAAGCAAGGATCGTGCTGATGCTGAGCAGAAGCTTTTAGACCGTCAGCTGCTGCAAGGCAAAGCTGGCCTGCAACTGCAAAGCACCAAAGATCAGATCGCTGTTGCAGCGCAGCTGGCCACCGCTGAAGGCACCCTGCAGGTCAAGCTGCAGAACCGACTGGCCATTGAGGAAAGCCTGCGCCAGGCAAAAGTCGCTCAGTTGGAGCTGGAGCGGGAGCTGGCTAAACCGGCTGGTGATGGCAAGAACGGCACACGCAGCAGCACTCGCGTGGACGAGTTGCTGATCAAGCAACAGCAGGCCAACGCGGACGTGCGCAAAGCCTATGCAGATGCCGGTGCCAGCCTGATCAAGAACGCCAAATCAGCCGCTGATGCCTTGCGCACTGCGCAAGAGGGCATGCAGTCGACGCTGCGCGGTGGGTTCCAGTACCTCACTCCAGGCCTGCAGCAGGAGCAGCTGGCTAGGGCACGCGCATCAATTCAGCCGTTGGTTGATCGCGGTGTCATCCGCCAGGGCCTCGACATCAGCAGCCCCGACAAGCTGTTCCAGGTGGCCAGCTTTGCAGAAAGCTTCACCAAGTCTGAGCAAGACCTAAGCAAGGCCATCCTTGAAAACACCGCAGCCCAGCAGGCACTTGCATCAAAGGACTGGACCGTCAAGATCAACCTGCCCAATGGCGATGCCTCTGGTGATGTCGTCGGAGCTGTCAATTCACGGCTATGACGTTCTCCATTGGCGCCTTCACCTGTTCGCTGCTCAGTGCCCAGCCGCTTGGGTATGAGGGCAATGCCCGCCAGGGCCTGACGGCACGCACTTGGCGCATCAGTGGTCTGCTCAGCACTGTGCAGTGGCAGTCGCTGCTGAGCGTCTACGACAACTGGCGCAGCGCCAGGATCCAAGACGCTGACACCTTGACCAGCAACAGCGTCGGCACCACGGTCAGCTTCAGCGGCAGTGCCAATGGCATCACCTGGAGCGGTGTGGGCTGCTGGTTCAGCGAACCGCCCAGTGGCGAGCAGGTGGGGCAATACATCCAAGCGTCCGTCACGTTGGTGGATGCAGCGCAAGCCTTGGCCGTACTGCGTCAAGAGCAGGTGCTCAGTGCCGCCAAGTTCACCTTTGGCACCTACACCTTGGGCAGCACCACGCTGCAGCTGCTCAAGCCGCCGGAAACGTACCAAGACACGCCAACGCTGGCCCTGACCGCTTCTGGTGCGAGCTACATCACCGGCCCGTTGAGCGCCACACGGGTGCGCAACATCGAAGGCACCACCAACGCGGCTGGATGGTCTGCCATTCAAAGCTGGTACGAATCCGCCATTAGCGCCGCACCGTCTAGCGGTGACTGGTTCCCGATCAGCGCCCCAAGCGCCAGCGCCGAAGCGCAGATCATTGGCGGTGTCCGCACCGACCTTTACACCGTCACCATCGCCCTGGGACAAGCGAAGTAATGGCGACCATTGACATCCGCGCCACGATCACCTGTTCGCTTGGCACGCTGATCAGCGGCAGCATCAGCGATGACTACATCCAGGGCTCGGGCCTGGTCAAAACACGCGGCAGCTGTGAGCTGAAGGGCATCTTGACCCCAGCGGTCGGCACCGTCGTCACCTTCAGCTACAGCCGTGGCGGCACCACCCATAACGTGCCCCGCAAGCTGCGCGTGTTGTCCAGCTTTAGCGACCCGTTTCGCCAAATCACCAAGGTGGAGCTGGGTTGCAAGCTGACCTACTTTGAAAATGTGACCCCTGCGCCAACGGTGGACGGGCAAGCGGCGCACACCAGCGGCCGTCAGCAGCAGTGCCTGAACGGGTACATCGATTATCCAGCCAACAGCGTGGTCCCGATTCCGGTCAACGCTGCCGATGTGATGAACCTGTGCCTGAGCCGGCTTGGCATCAGTGCCAGCAGCAACCCACTGACCAACCGTTTCAGCGTCGACACCTTTGACCTGAGTGCCGGCTATGTCACGGTCTTGAGCAACCTGCTGCAGTCAGAAGGATATTTCGGCTACTTGGACACCAGCGAAGTGCTGCAGGTCCGGGACTTGACCCTAGAGGGTGGCAGCGGCCCAGTGATCGCAGCCTCTGATGTGGTGGATCTGGATGCCATCGGTGTGGGCGATCTGCCGGGTGAAGCAGTTGTTGTGCGCTACAACGCCCTGCGGCTGAGCACCAGTGTTGACACCGTTGATCAAGCTGCCAGTGACCTGCGCAACTGGGAGTACGAAGAAACGGTTGGTGACCCGCAACAGGTAGAGGTTCGCTACACCGACACCAGCGGTGCCAGCACCTCCAGCATTTTTACCTACATCCCATACTCAACAACCACGACCACTTATGGCAACGACAACAGCTGGGATGACACCACCTGCGTAATCGGTAGCAGTAGTGAAGAAGGTGCAGACCTCAGCAATAGCCCTGTTGAGCGGGTGACCACGCAACGAATCATCAAAGCGGAAGCTGCCAATGGGTACTGCGCCCAGCTGCTTAGCGCCGGTTTCAATCCCTATGCGGAAGAGCAAGGCACCATCCAGCGCACCGAGAGCTACGAGTACGACAACAATGGTGAGCTGATCAAGCAGATCAGCCGGGTGTATGAACCATTCTTCAAATGGGCTGGTGGACTCGGCGTTGACTTTGTTTACAACACTGCCAATGGCAGCGAGTATGTGAGCCTCAGTAACGACCCTGTTCTCGTTGAAGAAACCGTTGTTGAATACGACAACATCTATGCGCCTGTTCCTCGGTTTCTGCAATTAAGGCCTGGAGAGCAATATCAACCGGTTATTGAAGGCCAAAAGGTCACCACGACGACCTACCAGAACTGGGCCGTAACTCTGAGCGGTCAGCAGGGGTCGGCCAGCATCCGTGAGCAAGCACCGTTTGCATCTGCGGCAGAGGTCTCAACGTGGCTCAACAGCAGCAGCCAGACGCTGGTCATGGTCGACTCCCAAGTGCGCACGCAGCGTGGCCGTGGTGGAGTCGCCGGCCAGGTGCGGACCCCGCAGGCATTGCGCGTGGGCCAGGCCAATGGCACCAACGCTGAAACCACCGCCCAACTGATCTATGCGATGGGTTCGGCCAGCTCAGAGCGCTTTGTGGCCTTCTCGATGCCGTACCAAAGCGACGACACCTATAGCGCCAATGGCACGATCCAACGCGGTGATGCAGCAGCAAAAGCCCTGCGCTACGGCCGAATCCAGAATCGCCTGCTGCTGGGCAACCGCAATGGCGTGAACCTCCAGCTGCACCCGAGCAAGCTGCCGGCGGCACCGTTTGATCCGCTCTACCTGAGCAATGGGTCGTTGATGGTGCAGTACCGCGCCAATGCCCTGAACTGGGCCTTCTCCAGCGACGGTATCGTCGCCAGCGTCGACGCTTTGTACTGGGGCGTGGCGGGCGGCAGTGGAACGCCTTGGGTGCCTGTGGCCCCTGGTGTCAGCAGCTTTCCGGCCCTGCCCTCTGTGGTCAGCGGCAATGTCACGGTCAGCGCTGTGGTGCCGCCTTGGAACGAGCAGGTCACTGCAGAAGGGGTGACCAAGACCAGCGCCACCGTGGTCGACTACACGTATCTGATCGGCTCGGTGGGCACAGAGACGGTGACCCTGACCACCCGCACCAACTACACGGTCGGCACTGTGATGGCTGCAGCTGCTGGTGCGCTCACCCTCAGCGGCCAAGCGGCCCAGCGCATCTACATCAGACGGGTTGTTGCAGCAGCTGGAAGCTTGGCTGTAACGGGCAAGAGCGCCGGCAACGTGCGCAGCTATGCCATCGGCACCAACGCGGGAAGCTTCAGCCTGAGCGGCAAGAATGCAAATCTTGCATACCAGCGCAACCCGCTGGCGCTGGGCGCCGGCAGCTATGCACTCACCGGTCAAGCCGCTGGCTACACCAGGGGCACGATCATGTCTGCCGCTGCTGGAAGCTATGCGTTGACGGGCAAGGCCGCCAACCTGCTGCGCAACCGCGTGTTGACGGCCGCTGCCGGTTCGCTCAGCCTGAGTGGCCAGACCGCCGGTCTGGTGCTGCCTGACCCGTATGC